CAGCCCTAAGGTGCTGAACCTGCCAACTGGAGACTTACTGGCTTGCGATGTCGCAATCAGTACCCTAACGGAATGGAGCTAGTCATGAGCGACTGGGAAAAGGAGCGAGACGCTTTTCTTGCGAAAATCGGACAAACTCCAGAAGTAAAAGCAGCACCAAAACCAACTACCAAGAAAGATGAGGAATAACTGAAATGGCAGTATTTCTAAACAATGGCGTAGTTCTAACAGTCAATTCAGTTGACCTATCTGATCACGTCACAGCAGTAACAATCAACCGCACTTTCGATGAACTCGAAGTAACAGCGATGGGCGATTCAGGACACAAGTTTGTCAAGGGTCTTGAGGCTGCATCACTTACTATCGACTTCCTCAACGACACAGCAACAGGCGAAGTCTTGCAGACACTACAGGCTGCTTACGGCACAAACGTAACAGTTACAGCTAAGCAGACTTCAGCAGTAGTTTCAGCGACAAACCCACTTTACACAATGACTTGCCTAGTCAATAACCTCACCGATATTAACGGCGCAGTTGGAGACATTGGCACACAATCTGTAACTTGGAACGTCTCTGGTACAGTAGCAGTCACAACAGCGTAAGAAGGAGATAAGGGCTATGGCAAAACTCAAAGTAACAAGGGCTGACGGACAGGTAAACGAGTATGAAATTACTCCGCTCCTAGAGTACAGCTTTGAGCAATACGCCAAGAAGGGCTTTCATAAAGCCCTGATTGAAGATCAGAAGCAGTCAGACGTGTACTGGCTGTGCTGGGAAGCAATTAGACGTTCGGGTGAAACAGTCAAGCCTTTCGGGGAACAGTTCCTTGAGACCCTCAAGTCAGTTGAGGTCTTAGAGTCTGACCCTTTAGTCTAAGGCTGGATAGGAACTCCATCACCTATCTTGTAGCTCGCTTGAGTTACGAGTTCGGAGTTCCTTTCCAAACCATCGTGGAATTACCCCCGATGGCTTTTAAGGCTCATATAGAGGTACTTAAGGACATAGCAAAGGAGCGAAGCGATGCCAGTCGAGCTAGACAACGCCGTCGCACTTAGCAAAGCTCTTAAGCAGTATTCTCCTGAACTAGCCAAGGAAACCCAAAAAGAAATTGCTGGGCATCTTCGCAAGGTTGTCAATCGTGCTAGAGGTTTTGTACCCAGCGATTCACCTTTATCTGGATGGGCTAACCCTGTTGGCGTTTGGGAATATCGAGCATTTAATACTGGAATTATGAAACGTGGCTTGGGGTATTCTACAACTCCTACAAAGCCAAATAAGCGAGGCTTTAGAAGCCTTGCAACTATTTTCAACAAGTCTGCTGCTGGTGCTATCTACGAGACCGCAGGACGCAAAAACCCGCAAGGATTACCACCAGCCCAACGCGTCACAGGTTGGACAGGCGGAGCGTTTGGCAAAGGGCAACTTGGAAAAGTTTGGGAATCTGGCAAACAAGTTAATAAATCAGCCAACCCTAACGCTGGCAAACAGTTTATTGGCGCACTACCACCATTGGTTGACTCACAGCAGTCAAATAGCCCAGGGCGTAGAACCCGCAAAACTAAAGGTCGTTTGATGTTTAGAGCGTGGGCAGAGGATCAGGGCAAAACCACAGCAGCAGTTGTCAAGGCTATACAAAATGCAAATATGTCAGTTGTGAAGAAAAGTAATGCGCGTGGTGAAATTGACTTTAGAGGAAGGGCAAAATCCTGATGGCAGGAATGACCGATTTAGCAATTCGTATTGCTACTACACTTGATTCCACAGGCATTAACAAAGCTGACAAAGCCGTAAATAACCTACAAAAAAGCACAGTCAAGCTCGGTAAATCTTTAGGTATAGCACTTAGCACCACAGCTATTGTTGCCTATGGCAAGTCCGCAGTTAGAGCCTATGCCGATATGCAAGCCCAGCAAGACCGCCTCGTACGCTTGATGAAGGTGGGTGTTGGTGCTACTGACTCACAAATAGAAAGCCTAAACAAGCAAGCAGCCGCTTTGCAAAATATAGGAGTTGTTAGCGGCGATACCATTACACAGGTTCAGTCTCAATTAGCAACCTTTAACCTTCAGGCTAAAACTATTGCTGCCCTTACTCCAGCCATCCTTGATTATGTAACAGCAGAAAAGGGCGCAGCCGCTACAACAGAAGAGTTCAAGTCCATGACAAATGGATTGGCTCAAGCCCTAAACGGCAACTTTGCCTCGCTGACTCGCGTAGGCTTTGTCATTGACGAAAACACTCGCAAGATGATTAAGAACGGCACAGAATCTGAAAGAGCAGAGGCTATTGTAGATGTTCTTAACTCAACCTACAAAGGGTTCAACGCCAGCCTTCGAGACACACCTGTGGGTCAATTACAGCTTCTGACAAACGCAGCCGATGATGCCAAGGAAGTTATTGGCGAAGGCTTGGTTGATGCTTTGGCTAAAATCGGTGGCGGGTCTGAAGCTTCTGATGCAGTAAAAACTATTGACAATATTGCCAAGGGCATTAACACCATAACAATGGTTACTGCAACCGCTATTGACAGCTTGCTAAAACTATATAAAGCCGTTGATTTCATTACTACCCTTGGTGGTCTAACAGGTGAAGATGGCATTCTGGTTCAACGTTTCGGCTCACGCACAAGCACACCTTCAACGAATAGATCAGCTTCACCTGCTGGCACAGCCCTTCGCTTAAAACAAGAACGCCAGCAAGAAGCTTTGGCTGCCAAAAGAGAAAAAGAAAGACTGGCTCTTACCAAGAAAGAACTAGACGCTAGAAAAAAACTTACAGCCGAGCAGAAGAAACAAGCCGCACTTAAGAAGGCTGGCACAGTCTTTGACCTAGAGCAGATTCAGATTATTGCAGCACTCAAGGGCAAGTTGTCAGAAGAAGATCGCATCCGCTTACAAGCGCAACTTGCAATCCTTAATGAGAACGATGTCCTTGCCGCATCTTTAACACGCCAGATTCTTATGGCTCAAGATTCAACTGGTGGTCTATATAAGTTCTTCTTAGCCATTGGCGATATGAAGATTAAGAATCCTTTTGCTTTCCTTGATGATTGGATTCTAGAGTTCCAAAAGAAGCTCAATAATCTTAAGTTCCCTACATTCACAGACCCTAATGGTGGTGGTGGTGGTGGTGGTAAGAAGCCGCCAACTATTGACCCATTTACCAACCCATTTAATTTCCCTATTGGCTCACAAGGTGGAATTGGCACAACTTCAATTCAGCCTACAGTTTCAGCCAACCTTGCTATTCAAGATACATTCAACGCAGTTATGCTAGATGCTTTGGAAGCTGGCAATAACTATACACAATCAGCAATCTTGGCAATCTCATCTGCACGTTATGAGGCGGCAGCACAGGCTTACGGCATGGGCGGCAGCACCAACGGCACTATTCAACTTGAACTCAAAGTCACAGGCGAAGGCGATATAACTGACGCCATCGCTAAGGGCTTACAGAATCAGTCATTATCTACTGGAGACTCTGCCTACATTAACCGCAGAACTGGTGGCTTTGCGGGATGACATTACCTGCACAGATAGCCGTTACCTTTGACTTTAGCTCTGGTGCTACCTTTGGTACTGGCTTTGTCATTGGCTCACCTGATAACGGCGTTATCGGTGTTAATTCATTCGGCTCATCTGATGTAATTATTCCTACAGTTGATCTCACGCCCAACGTCTATAGCATTTCAATTAGGCGTGGTCGCAATATTCTGAAGGACACATACGATGCTGGAACAGCCATTGTGCGAGTGCTTGATCCGCTAGGCTACTTCAACCCACAGAACCCAGCCTCGCCTTACTACGGCTATCTTGTGCCTTTACGCAAGCTGCGGATCTCTGCCACCACAGCTACAGCAGACCATTTCCTATTCTCTGGATATGTCAATGATTACCGCTATACCTTTCCTGTGGGGCAGGAAACAGCCTATGTGGACATCCTTTGCACCGATGGCTTCCGTCTATTGCAAATGTCTAATATCGCCACAGTAGCCGATACCGCAGCAGGACAGACCACAGGCACACGCATCGGCAAGATTCTCGATGACGTGCAGTTCCCCAATTCTATGCGATCTATTGCTACAGGAGATGCTACTTGTATTGCAGACACAGGCACAGTACGCACTACCCTCGATGCGATTAAGAACGCAGAGTTCTCTGAAGGGCTAGGAGCGTTCTACATGAGCCCAGACGGAACTGCCGTCTATAAGTCACGCAGCGAAGTTACCTCTAGCCTTGCAGCCGCCCCTACAGTCTTTAACCAAACCACAGGCATCCCATACAGAAACGTCAAGTATGCCTTTGATGACAAGCTCATTATTAACGATGTCCGATTCACCCGCGTAGGCGGCACAACACAGAACGTGTTTAGCCAGTCCTCGATTGACAAGTATTTCCCACATGGGTTGAACCAAGAGAACCTTATTGCCGAGACAGATGCGCAGGTATTAGGCGCAGCCCAGAACTATGTGAACACCCGCAAGGAAACCACGATCCGTATTGACGAGATGCTGGTGGACTTGCTAGACCCAGACGTGCCAACGGACACCCTTATTGGGCTTGATTACTTTGACAATCTAGACATCACAAACGTCACAGAGTCAGGCTCGACAATACAGAAGGTTCTACAGGCGCAGGGCTTTGCTTGGGACATCACAGCAAATAAAATGCAAGTAGCAATCACCACGCTTGAGCCAATTATTGACGCTTTCATATTTGATAGCACTATCTTTGGTATAATCGGACAATCAACTTTGAGTTATTAGGAGCATAATGGCAACTTTTCCAGTTACAACAGGAGACGTATTAACAGCGGCTACCTATAACAGCCTTCCAACTTTTACAGTCGGCACAGCCAACACAGCCGACTACACAGCAGTCCTAGCG